GGAATGCGAGTTGCAGTTTTCGTGCATATTAGGATATTCGAATATTCGGCTTTTAATTACAGTGGACTCTAAAAATCGAAACCGAATTTTGTGCCGCTAAAGTCCTGGCCGAATTGTTCGACTGCTCTGTTCAGCGGATTTACCAGCTGACTCGCGACGGGACTCTGTCCAAGAACACCAGCAACCGATACGACAAAAAAACGTCAATTACTGCCTACATCCGGTATTTGCGCAACGCCGTGAGACAGCAGGGCAGCGGCTCCAGTAACGCGAACCTCAAGGAGTCGCGTGTCGAACTCCTGAAAATGCAAAAGAAAAACGCCGAGCTGGCCTACCAGGAGAAAACCGGGCAACTGCTGAACATCGACGACGTGGAGGCGTTGCTGATCGAGGGCGCGGCCGTTTTCGTCGGACAAAAGCGCAGTATGGGCTCCCGGCTGTCCGGAAAGCTCGCCGGCATGTCCGACCCTAAGGCCATCCTGAAGCTGCTGAATTCCGAAAATGACGCAATCCTCAAGAACACAGCGGCTAAATTCAGCTCGATCAAGAATCTGGGCAAAGGTCGCCGCAATCGTGGCACCGCCGCCGCAAAGAAGCCCGTCAGAGTGGGCAGCGGCAAACCGAGTCCTTCCACCGGGTAGCCCTGAGCCGGGTCCCTGGAGGCCTGAGCGCACGCCGTACACGATAGCGCCGGCCGAGGCCGCCGTCAGCGGCCACTACAAGCACATTTTTGTGTGCATGATGGCGCAGGGCGGCAAGACACAGGGGTTTTTCAATGTCATCGGGCAGCGATTGGACGATAACCCGGTACCGATCCTGTTCATCGGCCCAACGAAAAGCAATATCACGGGTGTCATTGAGCCAAAAGTTGATCAGATGCTCCAGACGTCTGAATCCTTGTGGGCAAAGACGACGAAGGGCAAAAAGTACAGCATATTCAAGAAGGTTGTCTCGGGCGTGGTCCTGCGTTTTGCCTGGGCCGGTTCCACCACAGAAATCAAATCCGACTCGGCGTGTATTGTCATCGTGGATGAAATTGACGAAACCGATCCGGACATTAACGGGCAGGGCGACATCATTTCGCTGGCCGATGCGCGACACTCGGCCTATCCGGACGGTATTACGATTGGGGCCTCGACACCGACGATCGGGACCGTCAACACGTACATCCACCCGGACACCGGATTCGAGCACTGGGAAGTGTCCGACGATGTCGAATCCCTGATCTGGCGCTACTGGCAGGGCGGCACACGCCACGAATGGGCCTGGCCGTGCCCTGAGTGTACTGAATACTTTATTCCGCGCTTAAAGCTTCTCTGGTGGCCAGCCAAGGCGACGCCGGAGCAGGCCGAGCGCGATGCCCGACTGGTGTGCCCGCACTGTGGCAGCCAGATCGAGACCAAGCACAAAACCGCCATGAACGCGAAAGGCCGGTATGTGGCGCCGGGGCAGTGGGTAACGCCTGACGGGGAGGTCTGCGGCGATCCGCCGGAAAGCTCGGATGCGACCTATTGGGTATCCGGCTTGGCCAATTTCAGCAGCAAAAAGACGTTCGGGTTTCTGGCGCATGCGTTCCTGAAAGCGGCCCGGAAACATGACCCGGACGCGGTCAAGGGTGTGCTTAATGCCGAGTTCGGCGAGTGCTTCAAGATCCGCGGCGAGGCGCCGGAGTGGGAAACTGTCCGGGATCTCGGGAAGCGGTCGAATTACATTCTCGGTCAGGTGCCATCGAGCATGGTGACCCTGGTGGCCGGCGTCGACGTACAGAAAAACCGCCTGGTGTATGTGGTCCGGGGATTCGGCGATGCGTACGAAAGCGCGCTGATCGATCGCGGCGAGCTGTGGGGCGAAACGGATCAGCCGGAAGTCTGGGGCGCCTTGGGCGCGTTGCTGGCCGAGGAATACGACGGGATACCGCTTTCAAAAGTGGCTGTTGACTCCGGTTATCGTGCGGATGAAGTGTACGCATTTTGCCGCGCGCACCGGGGCACAGCAATTCCGACGAAAGGTCACGAACGCCTGGACAAGCCGTATTACGCCAACCTGATTGACGTCAATGTCCGGGGCCGCCTGATCAAAAACGGGGCACAGCTCTGGCACTTTGATTCGGACAGTTTCAAATCTTGGGTTCATTCCCGGGTGGATTGGCCGGAGGATCAGCCGGGCGTCTGGATGCTGCCATCGGATATTGACGAAGACTATTGCAAACAGATCGTGGCGGAACAACGGATACAGAAACCGAGCGGCGGCAGCGTCTGGATCAAGACGGCGGTTGATAACCATTTTCTGGACTGCGAGGCGCTGGCCTACCTGGCAATACGGATCAGCGGTATCAAGAAGCGATTACCGAAAGCGGCGCATGCGGTCACCAGGCCGCCACCAGATAGGGATCGGCAACAGAATCGATTTTCAAGGCGAAGCATTTGATGATGCCCTGGACACATCCGACAGGTGGCATGCCTGCCGTTGTAGATATTATCGCGCTCGGACCTTCTCAGCGTGAATACCATGCAGACCAACATTCGTCTTACACGCCTGGACTTGATCGCCCTGACGAGACATGGATTATCAACAAAGGCCTACGGACAGTAAAAAGTGACTTGGCCTTTGTCCTCGATGACCTGGAAGGCGAGCGCAGAAAATCAGCGCGTTATGCCAATGACATTATTGCCTATGCGAAAAACAGGCCGGTTATCACCAGCGAGTTGATGGACATAGAGCGACCAACCTGGCCGGGCATGTTTTTCGACTACCCGATCACAGAAGTTATCGACCATATAGGCGAGCTGGTTGCCGAGCGGCAAGGCGTCGAGCCTACACCGCAGACTGTTCGGGGCCTTGGCCTACAAGCTGGATGGTACCTGCATAACAGCGTGCCGATGATTCTGGCCTATTCGCTTTGTATTGGTGTCAAAGAGATTCGCTTGATCGGAGCGGACTACACCATCCGGAATTCCGATAACATGGAAGAAAACCGATCGAATTGCGAGTACTGGGTTGGGTTCCTGCGCGCTATGGGGGTGAGAATTCGCGTGCCGTCAGGGACAACATTGCTTAACACCTGCATGAGTAAGCGTGTCTATGGCTATGCGCGTGACCCCGTTCTAAAGGCGGTCGGCGAATAACGCACACACCCTGTTTTCACGTAAACCAAACCCGCACAACGCGGGTTTTTTATTGAGCCCAATATGACACTGACAGAAGCACAAACAATGCTGGCAGCGGCCGAGGCCGCCTATACGCAGGCGCTGAGCGCAGTATCTGTGGGATACCAGGACAAGGCCGTCAGGCGTCAGGAGCTGTCAGACCTGCAGGCGGCCATTGAGTATTGGGAGAAGAAAGTTAAAACGCTGGAAGCGACAGCAGACGGCGCAACGAATCCGGGAGTAAGGATCGCGACATGGTCATGAAAGCAGATGAAATTGTACGGGCACTGAAAACGGGCGACATGGGGCAACATGGCAAACAGTTTAACCCGGCGCCATCCGGCCGAGTTGAATTTGGCCAGGTCTATGTGATTCCGGCTGATTTACGCAACGCAATTATCAGCGCGCTGGCACCGAAAACGAAAAGCCCGACAAAGAAACATCTACCGCCGTCATTGGCGCATGGCGATCTGCCAACAACTAAAGGCAAGTCGCCTGAATGAAGCCGGCAAAGAAGAAAAAGAAAATCGCGCGCAAGATTAAAAAAGCCCGTGATCTATTGCGCTATTACGACGCCGCGCAATCGTCAAACTATCACAAGGCCGTTCGAGGCGGCGGCAACAGCGGCGACAGCGTCACGCATGGCGCCGTTAAAAACCTGCGATCATGGTCGCGATACTTGGACGAGAACAACTCGTTTACAATAGGCATACATGACAACCTGGTCAACCGTATTGTCGGCGCCGGACTGACTATCGAGCCGGTGGTTAAGCGCAAAAACGGTACTCTATGGCCACAGGCTAATGATCAACTTCGTGACCTGTGGAATGAGTTCTGGGAACGTCCTGAGGTGACGGGCGAGTTACCCGGCGCTGAAGTTGAGCGGTTATTGTGCCGGTCGTGGATGCGTGACGGTGAATGCTTGACAAAACACATTACTGGCACTGGTCCGGCCATACAGCACAACTCACGGGTCCCGTACTCGCTCGAATTGCTGGAAGCCGATTACCTGCCGATGGATCTAAATGGCGACGGAATTGTTCATGGTGTGAAAAAGAATGTATGGGGTCGGCCGGTAATTTATAACCTCTACAAAGAGCATCCGGGCAATACTATCGTGCCGTTCAATAAAACAACGTTCGATACAACACCAGTCCCCGCAGACCGCATCACTCATCTGAAATTTATCCGACGTTTTCGGCAGACTCGGGGGGTGCCTGTAATTCACGGCATCATTCACACGCTTGACGATATTGGCGACTATTCAGAATCTGAACGCATCAAGGCACGCGTCGGAGCAAACTTCACTTCATATATCAAACGCAGCCCGGATTTCAACGGCGACGTTGATGCAAACGGGAATGTCCCGTTCGAGATGCAGGCCGGGATGATTTTCGACGGTTTGGCAGCTGGGGAGGAATTAGGGACCATTGGACTTGATACGCCGAATCCAAACGTGGGGCCTTTCCTGGCTGAAA